CAAGAGGAGTGGCGGTTGGAAGTGTTCAGGACACACGGCAAGATTTACGAAGCCTCAGCGTCTCAGATGTTCCACGTCGAGTTCTCCGAGTTTGAGCGATACAAGAAAGAGCATGGTAAGGTTCATCCCTTAAGATTAAAAGGTAAGGTGGCAGAATTAGCCCTAGGCTATCGCGGCGGACCAGGGGCTATGGAGAAGATGGGTGCTCTCAAGCAAGGACTCACCAAGAAGGAGCTTCCCGCCATCGTGAAGGCGTGGCGTGAGGCATCTCCGAACATCGTCAAACTGTGGGACGAGACCGAAGCCGCCGCCGTGCAGGCCGTCCGCACACCAAACGTAAAGATTCCATTCGGCGTCAGGTGTCATTTCGTATGTACTCGGACGGCAGGGATGAACTACCTCTTCATGGTATTGCCAAGCGGACGCCGCATCGCTTACCCAGATCCGAAGATCGAGCAGGTGCTCATCTGGGGCGTGAAGAAGATAGTCGAAGACGAGAACGGCGAAGACATTGAGGAGATGGTCTGGTTTAAGATTCTCAACCCGACTGTCGAGCAGATCCTCCAGACCAGAGAGAAGCACTCCAATGTGCGAGTCAAGGATGGGCTAACCATCTTCAGCCAGTTGCCCAAAACCGTTCACTGGGGCCGAGTGCTCACCCACGGCGGGATTCTCGTTGAGAACTGCGTCCAAGGCATCGCCTTCGACTTCATGGCAGAGGGCGCACTCAACGCCTCGAAAGCGGGCTATGAAATCTGTGCCCTCATCCACGATGAAGCCCTGTCTGCCTACCACCCAGAGAAAGGTCAGACGCTAGAGGAGTTTGTCGCACTTTTGACAAAACTTCCTGCATGGGCTGAAGGAATGCCGTTGAAAGCAGAGGGAGACGTTGTTAAATTCTACCGGAAATAAAACCTGAATATGAGCAAAGCGGCTTCACTAACACGAAATCAGCGCAATAAGGCACGGAATAGACACAGGAAGCAGATGGAGCACAAGGCGTCATTGATACACTGGGCAGAGTGCTGCGAGGGACGCTTAGTCGCATGGGACTGCTACTGCTCGTACGGCTGCGAATGCTGCGACATACATCAGGCGTGCTCTAAATGCGGGAGACTCTATCGTGCCAAAGATATTGCACGTTTATCCAACTCTTCACTGACCAAGCCATGACCACCCACATCCTCAACACTTGGCCGAACATCTTCGAGCGCATTCGGACAGGGATGCAGCCATTCGACATTCGCAACGATCTCCGCATTAAGGAGGGAGACACCCTCGTCCACCGTGAGTTCGACCCCTGTCCGAACTGCCGTGGCACGGGTGAGGACAACACAGGTCACGGAGCCTGCCAGTCGTGCCTCGGAGAGCGTGGACGCTACACAGGCCGCACGCTCGAATCGACAGTCACCTGCGTCTCATCCTTCAAACAGCAGTACGGAACCCTGGTCATCGGACTGGACATCATCAACGACACGAACACATGAAGAAATCAGTCTATTACGATGCCACAGTGGAGATCAGCCTTCAAGAAGTCCTCCGTGCCGTTAAGCGAGAGCACGGCGTCAAAGGACTGATCGAGGGCATCATCGACTTCTGCTGCGACCAAACCGACTCCGTCTTTGAGGACGAACTCATCAAAGCTATTGAGAAGTTCAGAAAGGAGAACTCATGACCGGCAACTCCCTCCTTCCCACCGACAAGCAGCACGACGCACACTTCGCCCATGTCTGCGTCGATTGTGGAACACCTTTCAGCAAGCACGTCCCGAGAGCAGGAGACTGTGAGGAGGGCGACCTGTGTCAGGACTGTTTGGGTGCTAGAGAACAGCTAACGGAGGAGCACCACACCATGATGAACAGGGCGCGAATCTCACAATCTCTGCCAAAAGAGTATCTGGAGGCGTTGCTCAAGGCAGCAAGTTCACACCCTAAAACCGACGCATGAAACACGACCCCCTCGAAAAAGACATTGAGAAAAAGATCGGCGACTACGCCAAGAAACACGGCTGCCTCTATTGGAAGTTGGTTTCCCCAGCTACCCGTGGCGTGCCTGATCGCATGATCTGCACCAATCGCGGCGTCGTCGGGTTCCTGGAGGTGAAGCGCCGTGGAGGCAAGCCGACCGATCTCCAGCTTCTCAAGATGAAGGAGTTGAAGGATCGCGGGCACCAAGTGACGTGGTGCGACAGCGTGGAGGCTGGGTGCAAGTTCGTGGATGATCTGATTAGAGCGGCGGAATGGATAGAAATTGCAAAGGCTGTGGACAGTTCACAAGAGATATGAACTTCCCCTCCTCCGAGCCACAAGACCTACTCACTGACCACCTGCTCGCCCACCCTCACGCGCTCGGCTTCGTGGGCGTCGGCATTGGCAAGACGGCAGCGACGTTGTCTGCTTTCGCGAAGCTTCGGAAGGCCCGAGAGTCTTGTGGAGCGTTGGTCCTCGCCCCTGTGCGTGTTGCCAACCTCACATGGCCCCTGGAGGTCCAGCGATGGGCAGACTTCAACTGGATGCGCGTGGCTAACCTGCGACAGGAGAGCGGGAAGCGGGCGTTCCTGCAAGGCACTGCCGACATCTATGTGTGCAACTACGAGTCCATCCCGATGCTGTTACGACTGGTGGAGGCGAGGAAGAAGAATGGAACGGGGCTGCCTTATGACACACTAATCATCGACGAGAGCACCAAGATCAAGAACCCGTCAGCCAAGCGCCCCAACGCCTATCGCCGTGAGGTGCCACACGCCTCTCACAAGCGTATCTGGGCACTGACGGGAACACCCGCCCCCAACTCCCTGCTCGACCTCTTCGCACAGGTGCGCTTCGTGGATGGAGGGCAGCGCCTCGGGCGAGCCTTCGACCTCTTCAAGCAGACCTACTTCAAACCGTCAGGCTTCCAAGGCTACCAATGGAAAGAACTCCCCGGCTCCAAGGAGCAGATTGAGGAGCGCATCCATGACATCACGCTCACCCTGCGGTCGAAAGACTGGCTCGACATCCCTGACACCGTGGTTGAGGACGTGGACATCCACCTCCCGCCGAAACTGGTGGCAGACTACAAGGCTTTCGAGAAGGAGCTGGTGCTCCAGATACGACAGGACAAAGAGATCACCGCCACCAACGCTGCCGCGCTCGTCTCCAAGCTGCTCCAGTTCACCTCCGGCAGCCTCTACGACGAGGACAAGAAGTGGCACGACATCCATGAACTCAAACTCGACGCTCTCGCCAAGATCGCCAAGGACACGAAGAGCCCGATTCTGGTAGCCTACGCTTTCCAGCATGAGGCCCACCGCATCCGGGCACGGTTTCCGCAGGCTCGGTTCTTCGCTGACGCCAAGAACGCCACCAGTCAGACTCAGCTACTGGCAGACTGGAACGACAAGAAGATACCGATGCTCGTCGCCCACCCCAAGTCTGTCGGTCACGGGCTCAATTTGCAGCATGGCGGGAACACGCTCGTCTGGATGTCTTTGACATATTCGCGGGAGGACTACGAGCAGATGATTGCTCGACTGTCACGTCGAGGACAGGACGCCATGGTGAACGTGTATCGCCTGATGTGCGAAAATACAGTGGACTACGCCGTCGCAACTGTGATCGAAGAAAAACGCACGACGGAAGACCGGCTGTTGACAGCGTTGCAGCTTTTGGAATCATGCAGGGAAACACCTTTGAAAACCATGAAACAAACTGAATATGAGCCGGGGGAATGGGTATGACTTTTGAACTCTTTAACGAAGACAATCTCGACGTGTTGCGTCGTATGCCAGACAACAGTGTTGATGCGGTTGTAACCGATCCACCTTACGGTTTGGGGAAAGAGCCTGATGCGCTCGCCATGCTGCGTGACTGGATGGAGACAGGGCACCATGACGTGAAGAGTAAGAAGGGCTTCATGGGAAAGACATGGGACAACTTCGTGCCGCAGCCTGCGCAGTGGAAAGAGGTATATCGTGTGCTCAAGCCGGGGGGTCATGTGCTCGCATTTGCCGGGACTCGCACGCAAGACTTGATGGCACTCGGTTTGCGCATCGCAGGGTTCGAGATCCGTGATCTGGTGGCGTGGATTTATGGCAGCGGGTTTCCCAAGGTGAAGACGGTGCTCAAACCGGCGTTGGAGCCAATCACACTGGCACGGAAGCCGGGGAAGTCTGAGTTGCAGATTGACCTGTGCCGCCTGGAGGCCAAGCCCCGGAAGACAGGAACCATCGGAGACAGCGATGAAGCTACCGGCACAGGGCACACCATCACAGGCAGCAGCAAGAATAGGCAGGCAGAGTACGATGCGAAGAACCTCGGACGCTGGCCCGCCAACGTGATTCACGATGGCAGCGATGAAGTGCTGGCGTTGTTTCCTGAGACGACCAGCGGCAAACCCGGCATTCGGCGCAAACCACACCAGACTGGCAGTATGTCAGGCACTCTCGGCATGACGGGAAAAACCGAAGCTGGTATTGGTGACTCCGGTTCTGCCGCTCGCTTCTTCTACTGCGCCAAAACCAACAGCACCGACCGCAACGAAGGCTGCGAAGAACTCCCCGACAAGACATGGAAAGGCGAGAACACCTGCATCCCCGAGCGCGATAACCGCCCGTTCAACCCCTCCAAGAATGACCACCCCACAGTGAAGCCAACTGCGCTCATGCGCTACCTCTGCCGTCTCGTCACACCTCTAGGGGGCACCATTCTTGACCCGTGGATGGGTAGTGGCAGCACGGGCAAAGCGTGCGGGGCAGAGGGGTTCAGTTTCATCGGCATCGACTCAGACACAGAGCACGGCTATTTCAGCATCGCCGAAGCCCGTGTGTCAGCCGCCTTCAATAAATACCAACCCGAAGAGTGGATCTAAAATGCCTCAAAACATGACCATTTGGGCGCGCAACGCCAGATTCAAGCTACTCTTCCTCCTCGGTGGCTGTTGCTCTCACTGCTCCTCCACCCGCGAGCTGGAGTTTGACTGCATCATTCCTCAAGGGCACGTCCACCACACTCTCGGCACCGCGAAGCGCATGGTCTTCTACCGCAAGCAACACGCAGTCGGAAACCTACAGATCCTGTGCCGACCTTGCCACAAGAAGAAATCCGTTTTGGATGTTGCATACCTCAACCAGTTAGAAGAAACTCAACCATTCTGAATTATGAACACAGATCCCGCTCCACGGCCCCCAAAAGGATATAAACTGATCATTGACCGAGACAGCACCGTGATGGATCTTATTAAAGGTGACGCCATATTTGACCATGGCGTCCCTGACCATGGGTGGATTCTGATCACCGAGAACGAGCGCCTTCACCCGAAGAGCCCGATAAGCGTGGCCGTGCTACAGGAGGTGAAGTCAACTGACTTCCCAACACCACCCGAAGGCTACGAACTGCTCCCAGAAAAGCACCTTGGCTCGAAGAATTATTTCCTCCCAGCCGAATCAATAAAGTGGGACTCTGGGAAGCAGCAGTGGGGGATCACAACGGACTTTTGCCCTAGCATGGGGAACTTGTACGCGGTTCCGAAATACCTGCCCCCAGAAGACCCAAAAGGGGAGGCTGGAAAGACGAAAGCTCAACTCCAACTCATTCCACCTGTGTTTAACTCCCAGGTGGCAAAGGCTCTCGCTTGCGGAGCAGCGAAGTACGGTCCTTGGAACTGGAGAGAACACAAGGTAGAGATGATGACCTATCTCGGAGCCATGAAGAGGCACATTGACCAAGTTATTGAAAGAGAGGACATCGACTCAGAGAGCCAAGCGCACCACCTTGGCCATGTGGCGGCGGGCTGTGCTATCGTCTTGGACGCTATGCAGCATGGCACGTTGATTGACAATCGTCCTAGAGCAATACGCGACTGATGGCAATCACACTCCCAACCACCAAGAAGGACATCAACAAGCTGTACCGGACCAAGTACGGCCTTAAGTGGAACCCGATGTGTGCCTCGAACGGGCAGCCCGTCGCACAACGTCCTGACGTGTTCATAGAACAAGAATGCTTACGCTTCTACGACATCCTCAAGAAGCAACCGGATAACTTGTTGTTGTCTTGGGAGGAGCATTTTGAGCGTTTTGTCACGTTAATATGGGGTGGGCCTACCTGTACCTACAAATTCCAGTGGAACCCTTACGCGAAGCGAATGCTCAAAGAAGTTCGGAACCATCGCTTCCTTGGTGTCTCTGGGCACGCCAGCTCGGGTAAGAGTCAAATGGGGGCTATATGGGCGCTTGCCAACTTCCTTATCTCTCCAGAAGACACCCGAGTACTTGTTACCTCGACATCACTTCTCGAATCGAGACTCCGAATTTGGGGCGTCATAACTCGTTACTGGGGTGAGGCAGAAAAATACTTCGCTGGAGTGGCTGCTTCGTTGAACGCTCCACCGTCCATGCCGGGGAAGCTCGTTGACTCCTCTGGAAAAATCACGGGGTTCCTCAATGGCAAGGCTAACGATCTTGTTGGTATAACACTTATAGCTGGGGGCAAAGGCAACGATGGAGATGCTTCGACAAAGATCGGTTTCAAATCTCAAGGCAAACTGATTCTTGTGGCAGACGAGCTTCCGCTGCTCACTCACGCGCTCTACGAGGCCACGGCTAACTTACTATCTGTTGACGGCTTTAGTCTATTGGCGACGGGAAACTTCACGTCTGCTTTTGATCCTTTCGGGAAATTTGTCGAACCCGAAGACGGCTGGAGCAGCATCACCGAGGACATGTACGAGTGGCCCACTAAAATCGGGGGCTACTGCATAAGGTTCGACGGCGAACAATCACCCAACGTCCTTGCCAAGAAGGAAATCTATCCTGGCTTGCTCACCGAGAAAGGCTTGCAAGAGATCCGCGAACGTAACGGTGAAAAGTCGCCCGCGTTCTATCGAATGATCAAATCATTCCCCTGCCCCACAGGACAGGAGCAGATGATCTACAGCGAGCCAGAATTAATTGGGAACTTTGCGGACCACGCCGACGTTCCATGGCTCAAACGTCCAACACCCCTGGCGTTCCTCGACCCGTCATTCTCGACAGGAGGAGATGCTGCCGCCGCCACCTTCGCCCTGTTGGGTGATGCACAGATTGCAGGAAAGACCATCACCATCCTCAAGAAGGTCGCCACCATGGACCTGATGATGAAGGTGAACGCACGGGCGAAAGACTACGACCGCAACGAGCAGCTCGCGGACTTGTTCATCGAAGAGTGTGACACCCGTGGAGTCGCCATCGAGGACAGGGGTATCGACGCTACCGGCAGCGGCGATTCGTTCGCCACCATCCTCGCTACCAAGATGGGTAAAGGATTCCAGATGGTCCAGTTCGGCGGAGCCGCCTCCGACCGTGCTGTGAGCCTGACAGATCCGCGCCCCGGCAAAGAGCGGTTCACCAACAAGGTCTCCGAGCTTTGGTACGTCGGGAAAGAGTATGTCCTCGCTGGACAGATTCGCGGCCTTGATCCAGAGACCATCCTCCAGTTGATCAATCGCTCGTTCAAGAACATCGGCAACCGGGTACAGGTGGAGCCCAAGGAGAAGATGAAGGAGCGCACGGGCGGACGCAGCCCCGACCGAGCGGACTCATGGGTGGGCGTGTTAGAAGTGGCTAGACGACGCTACAAGTTCATGTCGGGCGTTCGTGCTGCTGCGCGTCCTGTGAAAGCTGAGACCACTGACGACTGGTTCGACACACCCAAGGAGCAGAAGGGTCAGAAGTTCCGTGACTTCTTCAGCACGGACGTTGGGTTCCACAATCAAGGAAATTTCGCCTGGGGTGAAGACTTTCATTGACGAGGGCTGTTTGCTGTTCTATTTTTAGAAACCTTATGACACTTATCCTTGATGAAGTTGATCTTTGCCGATCACAAGCCGACCAAGAAGCGTTGGCACAGGCTGTCGAAAACATCCGTGAGCAAGCGGACAGCAACGAGGGTGTTCGCGCTATCCTCGGACCCATTTTCAGCAACCCTACACGTCCATGACGCAAAGAGAAGCCGAACAACAACTGGACCTTCAAGAGGTGCCAAAAGATAGGGATTTTCGGTTTATGCCGGGAGATCTTATTTTGACAAACACCCTAGAGTTAGTGTTTGTAAGGGAACTTAGCGAAAGTGGAGACGGTTCCTTTTCGGTATCCAGAAGGTTTTTTGGAAACCCCCACGCAGGAAAATCGGCGTGGTGGGACAATGACGAGGTAATACGGTGGAAACCTTCTGCCTTGAGACAACTACTAGACGCTAAACCATGACCCCCAACCCCTTCCTCGATCAAATTCGCCGACGCATCGCCGTGACAGGCGGATGGTCACGCCTCACCTTGTTTCCACGCGCCAAGGTGCCCATCCAGAAAGCCAAGCACGTCTTTCTGCTCGAACGTGACGCCAGACGTTTTGTCGTCGTGGCGAGCAATCTTTCTGAAGCTGACAACCGACTGACTGCAACTCTGGACTGACGATGCCCCGCTTCCTGATCTCCACCATTGGTCTTAACCGCTGCAAAGGTACCAAGGAGTGTCTTGAGCGAGTCTTTGCCCACGGTAGCGACTTCCATCTGATAGCTACCAACAACGGCTCGAAGGATGGCACGGGAAAAATGATGGACGAGTTTGCTGCAAAGCACTCGAACATGACGGTTGTCCACAATGCGAAGAACGAGGGATTCCAGCGTCCGCACGCTGCCGCTTTCCGAGAAGCTGCACGGATGGGTGCCGAGTTCTTCCTGTGCCTCAATGATGACATGCTTGTCCGTGAAGGCTTCCTAGAGACCTTGGTAGCACCAATGGACCAAGATGCTTCTGTAGCCATCACAGGACCACACGGAGGTTGTGAGTCGCTCAATCATGCTTTCCACGGCGAGCCTTCCAACGGTCGGGCACCGGAATATTGTGAAGGAAGTTTGATGCTCGTCCGCGTGAGGACGATTCAGGAGTTGCGAGACAACCTGTGGTGCCCTGGACTGCGTGACATCTATGGGGAGGACAGTTCTCTCAGTCTGTTCGTTCAGGAGAAGGGCTTCAAGATTGCCAAGGTCCACCTGGACTGTAAGCACGTCCGTAGCAGCACGGTGAACGCTGATCCAGCGGTGAAGAAATACTGTCAGGAGGCGCAGGAGCACAACCACCAGTTCAATCAGAGACGATGGGCCTACTACTTGCAGCACCGACGTTTCGATCTTCCGATTGTCGTCAAAAGGAAGTACGCCATCGGCGATGTGATCCTCGTCACACCAGTGGTAGATGCCATCGCTCGCTCACGTCCGCTGTCACCTATCTACGTTGAGACCGACTACCCAGAACTCTTCGATGGCAACCCGCAGGTGCATCAAACTGCGAAAGTAGTCCGCATTACGGAGCCGCACATCACCGTTGATTTGAATGGCTCCTACGAGGACACCCAGATGCAGCACATCTTGGAGGCATACTACAAGACAGCCTCCTCTGCTGTGACAGGTCTGCTGCCTATCCAGAGCACTACCGCCGTGTATCCGAGCGCGCAGGACAGACAGTTTGCCCAAGGTATAACAGGAAATCTGAAACGAGTTTGTGTGATCAGTGCGGACCCGACCACTTGGCCTGGAAAGACATGGTCGTTTGATAAATTCTCCGAGGTGGCTAGGAGCCTGATGCAGCAAGGATTTGCTGTCATGCAGGTAGGCTCTAAAGAGCGAAGAACCTTTTTTGGAGCTTTGAGTCTAGTGGGTAAAACGACACTCACTCAGTTGGCTGCTCTGTGCGAGCGTGCCGCGCTGACAATCACTCCCGACACATCCACCCTCCACATAGCACAGGCAGTCGGCTGCCCTACCATCGGGCTCTTTGGCGTAACTTCCGCCCGCTTCATCGCCACGCAGGGAAGCAAGTTTGTAGCCGTCGAGTGTCCGCAGGATCTTCCGAACGCAGGAGCCCGTCACCGTGTTGCTGGGAAAACGAGTCTTGATTTCGGAGCTGAGTGCATGGAACAGATAACCGTCACGGATGTCCTCGACGCTGTGCGAAAGATCACCTTATGAGAAAGACCATCTTAGTCACCGGAGTTGCCGGATTCATTGGCTCCCATGTTGCTCAACTGCTCGTCGAGCAGGGGCACGAAGTTATCGGCATCGACGATCTGTCAGGCGGATTCACTGAGAACATCCCAGAGGGTGTCTGCTTTTACAAAGGCTCCCTCCTCAATCACGAACTGGTGGATGCTGTGTTCGCTCACCACTCCCCGCATATCGTGATCCACATGGCAGCTTATGCTACGGAGGGACTCAGTTTCCACATCCGCAGGTTTAACTACCACAACAACCTGATTGCCAGCGTCAACCTGATCAACGCATCCATCAATCACGGCGTCGAGGGCTTTGTCTTCACCTCCTCCATGTCGATTTACGGGGACCAGAAGCCTCCGTTCAGCGAAGACATGGGTTACAAACCCGTTGACCCTTACGCCGTCGCCAAGCAGGCGGTCGAGCAAGACCTCAAGATCGCCGGAGAGTTCCACGGGCTCAAGTGGTGCATCGTTCGCCCATACTCCGTCTATGGTGAGCGACAAAACATGGCAGACGCTTACCGCAACGTGGTCGCCATCTTTATGAATCAAGCTCTCGCTGGCAAGCAGTTAACGATCTTCGGCGACGGCGAGCAGCGAAGAGCCTTCAGCCACATCAGCGAGGTCGCTCCTGTGATCGCCGCTATTGTGGATCGGAACGACGTGTGGGGGCAAATCTTCAACGTTGGAGGAAGTCTCAATTACTCGATCAACCATCTTGCTGAAGAAGTGTGTTTCTCGGTGGGAGTGCCTTTCTACCGTGTCCACCTCCCACCTCGTCAGGAAGTAGCGATGGCGTGGAGCGACAACCAGAAGACGAAAGACTGGTTCCCTCACCTATTCAACCCTGTGCCTCTTTCCATCGGCCTTGAGAGCATGGCAGAGTGGGCCAAGAAACGAGGACCGCAAACCTGCAAACCTTTCGCCGCAATCGAAGTGAAAAAGAACCTACACACCAAATGGGAAGGCATGAACAATGATTGATCTCCTGAGACCTGATATTCCTACTCTGATGCAGAAGTGGGGCACCCTCTTCAAGCATGTTGAAAACCTCAATCGCTTTGACACCCCGACAGAG